CGGAACCTACCTTAAGCTGTTCTCAGGAGAGCTATTCAAAGCTTATGAGTCAGCAACAATTGCAAGAGAAACAGTACAGAGACGTTCACTAAAGAACGGTAAATCTTTACAGTTCATCTTCACGGGTCGTATGCAAGCTGCATATCATACCCCAGGAACACCTATACTTGGTTCGGGTGACCCACCAGTAGCAGAGAAGACCATCACTTGTGATGACCTCCTTATCAGTTCAGCATTTATCTATGACCTAGATGAAACACTTGCTCATTACTCATTACGTGGTGAGATCAGTAAGAAGATCGGTCATGCTCTAGCTGAGTCTTATGATAAGAAAGTCTTCAGAGCTATTGCTAAGTCAGCTAGACAAGCTTCTCCAATCACTGCAGCACCTGGCCCTGAGCCTGGTGGATCTCAGATCAAACTTGGAGCTAACAAAGAGTATGATGCTCAAGCACTAGTTGATGCTTTCTTTGAAGCAGCTTCTATTCTTGATGAAAAGAATATGCCTAAGCAAGGTAGAACTGCTGTGCTAAACCCACGTCAGTACTATGCACTAGTATCTCAGGTATCTTCTAACATTCTCAACAGAGACTATGGAAACAATCAGGGTAACTTAAACTCTGGTGAAGGTCTATATGAAATCGCTGGTATTCAAATCAAGCGTTCTAATAACCTACCATTCTTAGCTGGTACTGTAAACGAAGAATCTGGTTCTAATAGTGATGCAGGTCAAGGTCAGCCTAGTGATGCTTCTGGTACAGACTTCTCTAATCACTGCGGTCTAATCTATTATAAAGATGCAGCTGCTGTTGTAGAAGCAATCGGTCCTCAAGTTCAAGTAACTTCAGGTGATGTATCAGTACTCTATCAAGGTGACGTAATCGTAGGTCGTCTTGCAATGGGAGTTGGTACACTAAACCCTGCTGCTGCTATCGAACTTCTTAACAGCGCATAAGAGGTATATATTATGTCTCTTAGACCTGGTACATCGACAACTATAACTAGAAGTAATACTATAGGTACTGTTTCTAAAGTTGTTATTATCAACCCTCCAACTCCTAAAGAGTATGGTAGACAGCATTTGTCACCTACTGATATAGGAGCAGTTTCTTAATAAATAATTATGGCTAACTCAGTCGCTGCTGGTAACACTGCTGTATGCAGTGCTGCTGTTGCAGTCCGCGAAAGCGTATCCCGCACAGATGGTGGGGGATCTGGTATTCGTAGTTCTAATGCTATCAAATCTGAAACTCAAAACCTCAGAATTGCTTATGCTGGTATAAGCTGCGATGTAACTTAAATAAATAGGGAGGCTTCGGTCTCCCTCCTTAAACAATAATCCTTATGGCTACCACAACAATTGATAACGAGACAGAACTCTCCGCAGTAAACTCAATACTGGGAGCTATAGGACAGTCTCCTATTTCCGCTTTAACCTTTGAGAATCCAGAAGTAGCATTTATATATAACTTACTTAGAGATTCTAATGTCGATGTACAGAATGAAGGTTGGCACTTTAACACAGAACATCATGTACCTGCAAGTAAGACTACTGTAGGTAGTGAGAAAAGAATAGCAATAACTAATAATGTATTAAGAGTAGATATAACAGATGGATGGGCATCTAAAGAATATGATGTAGTGAAAAGAGATGGATATTTATATGATAAACTAGATCATACATTTGATTGGGAAGACTTATCAATAGATTTAGATTATGTATACTTATATGCATTTGAAAAAATACCATCAGTATTCCAACGGTATATAACCTACAGAGCGTCTAGAATGGCCGCTACACAGCTTGTAGCTAACCCTGAACTAGTTAGGCTATTAGCTCAACAAGAAGCTCTTGCAAGGGCAGCTTGCATGGAGTATGAATGTAACCAAGGTAATCACAGTATGTTTGGTATGCCAGATGATAGCTGTATAACTACTTATCAACCTTATAAAAATCTTAGAAGATGACAAGTGTATCACAAAACATACCAAATTATGTTAGTGGTATGTCCGAGCAACCAGACATATTAAAATTTCCAGGTCAAGTAAAGAATATAGTTAATGGTATTCCAGATGTTACATATGGATTATATAAAAGACCTGGTAGTGTAAGAATAGGTTCTTACCCTTTAGCTGATGTACAAACTGGAGGATCATGGTTTCATTATTATAGAGATGAAACAGAAGGATCTTATATAGGTCAAGTAGCAGCTGATGGTTCTGTTAGAGTATGGAGCTGTTCAACTGGTGCCGAGATGACTGTACAATATGGTACAGGAGGAGAATCGGCTATAAAAAGTTATCTAGCTACTGCAAGTTCTGAAGATGTACAAGCATTAACTATTAATGATACAACATTCTTAAATAATAGAAGTAAAGTTGTCACTACTACTGGTACCTCTACTGCTAAACCTGATGCTTATGCAGCTTATATTGAATTATTAAGAGCAGAGAATGGTAGACAATATGCTTTGAATCTATCTACAGTTGGATCTACAGCTACTACAGAAATTAATAGAGCTACTAGATTAAAAATTACTGCTGACAATTTATATGTTGGATCAGGTTCTGGTCATTGCCCAGGTATAGGTACTCAGGTATTTAGTGGTGCTGAAACAAATAAGTCACTAAAAGAAAATTTAACATACCGTCTTACAATCTTAGGTCAACAAGGTCAGTGGGCAGAAACATCAACTAATGATGGAAGTACTAGACCAAGCCATTACATGTGTAGATATAGTAAACGTGTAGATTTATTACATGGTGGAGAAGGTTGGACAACTGGTGATACCTCAACTGTTACCTTAACTCAAACTGATGGTGGCGGTGCGGTTTATAACATTGACAGTCAAGGTCGAAGAGATACTAATTCAGCTGTATATACTATTACAGTTACCGAATCAGAAACTGTAAAAGTTAAAGCTAATATCAAAGCTGTACGACCTACTCCAACTCCATTTGATGCTGATACAGCTGTAGGTAGCGATATTATACTTGGTGGTATATTAAAGGAACTAGGACAGCTGAGTGGTCAAACTAAGTTACAATCTACTAATGGTGAAGATATAACAGCTACTATAATTGGTAATGGTATATACTTATCCTGTGCTAGTCCTTTTAACGTAGAAGTTGTAGAAACAGATTTAATGAGAGTCATGCAAGACTCTATTAATGATGTTACTGAATTACCTAATCAATGTAAAGATGGGTATATAGTTAAAGTATCTAATGCTAGAATATCTGATGAAGATGATTACTATCTTAAATTTATTGGAGATAATGGAGATGGTGTAGGATCTTGGGAGGAGTGTGCAGCACCTGGTATAGCTACTAGTTTCAACGCTTCTACAATGCCACATGTATTACAACGTACTGCTACAGATACTTTTACAGTTAAACAATTCACATATGCTGATAGATTAGTTGGTGATGATACTACGAATCCATTCCCTACTTTTGCTGATGGCGAATCTAAAATAAATAAAGTATTATTTTTTCGTAATAGAATAGCTTTCTTATCTGGTGAAAATGTTATCTTATGTAAACCTGGTACACTTGGTAAACCTGATTTCTTTGTAGAAACTGCTTTAACAACTAGTACTGTAGATCCGATTGATATAGCATGTAGTTCTACATTTCCTTCTGATCTATTTGATGGTATTGAAATTAATACTGGTTTACTTGTATTTAGTAGTAATCAGCAATTTCTATTAAGTTCAGATGATACTGTATTAAATCCTGATACAGCTAAACTAAGAAGTATATCTACTTTCAATTATAATACAGATATACCACCTATATCATTAGGTACTAGTATAGGTTATATAGATAATTCTAATAGATATAGTAGATTTAATCAGATGGTTGCTGTAACTAGAGAAGGAGAACCAACTGTAGTAGAAGTATCTAAACTTGTACCTTCTTTATTACCACAAGATTTAGATCTAATTACAAATTCTAGAGAAAATCAAATTGTTTTATTCGGTAGGACTGGTTTTGATACAACTGTATATGGTTTAAAGTATTTTGCTGATGAAACGCAACAAAGACAGACTGCATGGTTTAAATGGGACTTCAACATTCCTATTAAGTATCATTTTATAATAGATGACCAATACTATTTCCTAGATAAAAATAATTTCTTACAAAAAATTAATATAATAAAATCAACTACTGATCCATCTAATCAATTTGGAACATTTAATTATCATTTAGATAATTCTACTGGGTTAGCTATGGATGGTTCGTTTAATACTAATACTAATGAAACTACATTCAGTTTACCATGGTTAAACGATAACCCATCTTTGCTTTGGCCTGACCACGGAGCATTAGCAGTTGTTGATAGACTTACAGGTAGATTTTCTACTGGTACAGTTGTTGGTAGCACCTTTACAGTAGCTGGAGATTGGTCTACTATGACTACATATAAAGGTTATTTATATGATTATCAAGTAGATTTACCTCATATATATCTTAATAGAACTGAAGGTAATAGAGTAAAAGCTGATTCCAGTTCATCATTAGTTATACATAGAATACATTTAAACTTAGGTAAGATAGGATCATGTGATACAGTTCTAACTAGATTAGGTAAAGATCCTTATACTGATAAATACGAATCATTACAATTTGATTCATACAAACCTGATAGTGTACCTTATTTAGAAGAAGCTATGGTAACTATACCAGTTTACGAAAAGAATACTAATGTTGATATATCTATAAAATCTACTAATCCATCACCAACTACATTACATTCAATGAGTTGGGAAGGAGATTATACATCAAAGTATTATAAACGTGTCTAAATACATTCACCCAATTACAATGGAGGCTGCTATTGAAGTAGCCTCTAATTTACGTCTAGAAGACCGTAGAGAGCTTGAAGAAGGCCACGGGTACGATCCTATAGAATATGCTAAATTAATCGCTCAGGAAGGCTCTACTGTATACTTTAGAGTGCCTAACAGTAAGACTGCTGGTATGGCTGGAGTTGGTAAAGATGGTATTATCTGGATGTTATGTACACCTGCAATCTTAGAGTATCCTATAACATTTGCTAGAGAAGCTAAGAGGTATGTTGAGAGTAGAACAGAACCTTTACTGTGGAATATAGTGGATAAACGCAATGTTGTTCATTTAAAATTACTCAAATTTCTAGGTTTTAAATTCTTAAGAGAACTTAAGTATGGACCTAACCAATTAACATTTATAGAGTTTTGCCGTGTGTGCCGATCCTAATAAAGAACAAGCTAAGCTTGAAAAACATAAAAGAGACTATGCATTTAGATCAGCTGAACTGAAGCATCTAAATAGCTATACAAGTTATATCAGAGGACAAGCAGCAGCAGCTACTGGTTTAAGTAGAACTAAATCTGATTTATATACTAGAGCCTTACAAGTACAATCTCAAGGAAGACTTTTAGCTCAACAGGCTGAAGCAGCATATAGACAAAAACAATTTGCTGGATTTGCTGGTGGTGGTTCTGCTTCAAGAACAGCTGGAAGAGGTGATTTCTTAGCACTATTAGCTAAACAATCACAAATAGAAAGTAAAATTAGTAATACATTTGGTAGAGATATGTCTACTGCACTACAAGGTGTAGGAAGACAATACGAAAATAAACTAGCAATGAATAGAGAAAGATTAGGATTACCTCCTACATATGGTCCTGCAGTTGGTTATCTCAAACAAAGTCTATGGCAAAGAACAGCACCTGTTAGAGAGATGATTGCATTTGCTACTGGTACCACTGTTAATTCTGATGGGGATAACATATTCGGATTTAAAGCATAATGACTAATTCATTCTTTACACAAGGTAGTTCTCTTGGCTTCCCTACAAGTAAGACTAACTACCTTAAAACAGAAGCTGATATGGCTGAATCCGTCAATAAACAGATTGACGAAAATACTAAAAAGATGAATAAGCATTTTGATGATCTCATTAAAATGCATAATGATAGACATAAGCAATCTCAACTAGACCAACTACTTGATTTCACTAAGTCAGGTGTTAAGATTGCTAATTTCATTAAACAGAAAAATGAATCTGATAAAAAATTCAGTGAGTTTTATAGTAACCCTGATACTTTTATACGTAATAATCAAAAAACAGATGAGTTAGAAGATGAATCAAATGAAAATGCAAAAGTAGCTTATACAGAAGCAGGTAATACTATAAAAGATTTACCTGATGTAGCTAAAATGCTTATGTCAATACAGGATGGTTTACTTGAAGATAAAACAGTATTAAACCAAGCTGTTTCGTATGCTCCTACATTTAGAGAATATGCACTTGATACTCTTTTTACAGAATTACCTAACGGAGAAAAAAGGAATTATAATGATCCTAGAAATACAGTAGTAGATCGTAGGATTATTTCTGCTGATATATATTCAACGTATGCTAGTGAATTTGAAGGGTTGGTACCAGATAGATTATTAAGAAAATACTTAATAGAGCCTCTGATGAAACAACATGAGTCTGTATTAGCAAAAGATCAACTAGCTCATACAGAAGCTATTAAAGCAGATGCAAAGGAAAAACGTAAAGATAAACTTTTTTCTGATTTAAAAGGTATTGCTAATAATAACGAAAATGCTGGGCCAATCTTAGAAGATTATATGAAAACTTATGCTGGGTATTTCAAGAACTCTTCTGAGACTAATACATCTGGTTATCTTTTAGCTAGAGAAGAACTTCAAGACTTTCTTATATCAGGTATAAAAGAAGATTTAGATATTGACTTTGTAATAGCATTGGAAGATGCTATCCGTAGTCATAAATTAACTCCTAATGACGGTGGTAAGAAAAGAACTATACAAGAATATTTACCTAGTTTCTCTACTCCAGTATTAAAAGCTATACATGATCGAAAAAAGGAACATTATATAGTAGAAGAAGAAAAAAAAGAATTAGAAGTAGCAGCATGGGTAACTGCTAATCTTTCAGATTTTCAGGAAGTTTGGTCTAACTTATCTGAAAAAGAAAAGATTGAATATTTCCCTAAGAAAAGACAAGAGTTTAAAGCTTTATTCCCAACTCTTCCATATCCTCAAGAACTAAATAATTTAGAAACTTCAATAGAACAAAATGAAGAAGATTCATATAATGTATTAGAGTATCAATTTCATAAAACAGGTGAAGTTACAGAAGATCAAGGTAATGTTTTTCATAGCATTGAATATAAAACTAAATTTAAAGAGTTATTAGAAAAAGCTAGTATTTCTTTGAAAGGTGATCTAAGAAAAGATACTGAAGAATATATTTTAAAAACTATAGATACTGATTATTTAACTAGTACTTATGTAAATAGTGGTAATAAAGGTGCTAAACTTATAGCTATCGAACAACACGCTTTACCTTTCTTCCATGCTACCTATGAAGATTTGAGAATAAATAAAAAGCAACCACATGCTGATGCTTTAAAAGAAGCTTTAGAGTTAACATTCGATGAAAAAAGATTAAAAGCTTGGGATGAAGGTGGGTTTGCTGGTGCTGGTGCTGGATATGATCCTAATAGACCAACTGATTTCGCATCAGTTAGACTTGCATTCACTTCTAATCCGAAATCGATATATAGTAAAACTCCAGTTGAAGGAGAATTAACAGCTTTAGAAGAAGCGTATACCTTCGCATCTACTGGTAGAGGTGAAATTCCTATATTATATAAAACTTTACCAAAATGGAAAATAGGTGATACAACTATGACTAGTCATGAAATGATGATGACTAGATTAAAAGCTACAGGTATGTTAGATTCAGAAGGTAAACCTATAACAGAACGTGAAAAACTTATACCACAATTACAGGAATTACTACTGAAGAATCCTAGTGATAGTACTACTTATCGAACCATACTTGAATCCGAGGATCCAGAATGGATGGTAGGTATGTTAAATGCTATTCATCCTGATTTAAGCTTAGATTCTGTAGAAGATCTACAACAAGTATTAATCAATAGACAGATGATGAATAATCAGAATATTGGATTAATGGATACTTCTTGGTTAAATATACCACAAATAGATCCTGATCTTCAAATGCAATGGAATGAAGTAGTAGGTGAACTACCTCCATATTTGGGATTCAATACTTTACTACCAGGTGTAGCTACTGAATTAGTAAATACTAAGTTAGTAACAGAAGAAGCTGAATCTGGATTTGATATGGCTACTTTAGGAACACAGCCTACTGAAACATTAAAAGAAACATGGGATAGAACTGTAATAGGTCAGGGACTGAATCAACTTATTGATATGACTGAATCAGTTACTCAAGGTAAACTAAGTACTGGTAATCAATTAATAGATAGAATAATATCTGGTAGAGGAGCACAGGAAGTTACAGATTACTTACGTGAAGCCCCTATAACTGCACCATTAGTTGAACTTGCAGAATTATTAGACATAAATCCTGAATATCCAGAGCAATTAATGGATATAATTATTAACCCAAATGAATGGGATTTAATTAAACAAAGTGATGGGAACTTTAAACCTGTACGAAAAATACCACCAGAAAATTAATTACTAAGGTAAATAAATGGAACCAGATCCAAATGAAATAATTATAGATGATACTGTCGAAGCTGCACAGTCTTTTGCTGATGAAGCAGATCAGATGAATAAAGAAAAAGCAGGTAGAGAAGCTATCATTCAAAAAGAACAGGAAAAAGAAGGTGAAGCTTTAGCTACTCAGCAAGATCCAAGGAATGCTGAGAAATGGGATTTAAAAGCTTACGCTAAAGAAGGACAATCAATACTAACTGGTGGTCTTCAGGATTCTGCTTCTTCTATAACTACTTTCCCTGAACGTACAGTAGATGCTCTTACAGGTGAAATACAAAAAGAAAGAAAGGAGAATGGTTTCTATAAACCTGAATGGGATCCTTTCGTAAATCATGGGAACCCTATCATAACTAAAACATGGTGGGGTAAATTATTAAGAGGTACAGTACACTTTGGTAGCATGGCTGCAGCTATTATACCTACTGCTAAAGTAACTGCAGCTAGATTAGGTATAACAGTTGGTGGTATTCTAAGTAATAGTTTAGTTAGAGCTGCTGGTGTCGGTGCTGTCTCAGATTTGATATCTAAGGAATCAGACGGACAGAACGCACTAGGTATGCTACGAGACCGTTATGGATGGGTAGATACACCATTAAGTACTAAAGATACAGATCATCCTGTTTGGATGAAAGTGAAGAACATTATCGAAGGTATGGGTATAGGTCTAGTCTTTGATAGTGCTACTATGGTATTAGGTAAAGGTAATAGAATTGTTCAAGCAAAATTAAAAGATAGAGGTAAAAGTGTTGAAGTTGAAACTCTAAGAAAAGGGTTACAAGAATTAAGAAAGAATGAGTTTGAATTTAGAGGTAGTAAAAATAAACCAATAGCTAATTCAGAACAAGCTGCACACTATTCTCAAGATGATCCTTTTATTGTATGGGAGAATCAAAAGAGAATTAGAAAAGAATGGGGTTCTGAAGAAGGGTCTGCTGGTACTGTTGTTAGACCAGTTCAAAAAGAAAGAGTAGCTAGAGAAGCTAATGTAGATCCTGATATAGCAGAAGAAACTTTAAAGAGATTAATGAGTACCGAAAGGTATCAAAAAGTCTTAGATAGTGTAGGTGGCAGTAGAAAAAGATTAGTTGAAGTATTTGGTGATTCTATAGCAGCTCATCAACGAATTACTTTAGGTAGAAATCCAGCTGATATGCCAGCTGAAGAATACTTAAAAGAATTATTTGAATCATTTGACGAGTTTGATGCAGGTACTGACGATGCTATTAAAACTATTACAAGTAAAAACGTAGTAGTAGCAGATATGGTTGTTGGTACATTACTTCAAGAAATACGAGATAGAGGTATATCTGGTAGAGAAATAGCAGATTTTGCTAATCTTGAAAGTGTAGACGGACCTTTAGATCAAATAGTAGATACATTAATGACAGCTCTAACTGAAACAAAAAGAGCTAGAATAGTTAAATCACAGAACTTTAGAGAATTAGGTGCTGGTAAACGTAGATACTTAAAGGAAACTCTATCTAAAGAGATGTCTGATACTAGACAATCTATTCAATCAATATTGAAAATTGCTGGAGATAATGAAGATAACAGTCTATTGATGGCTTTGTTTGAAGCTTTCTCTTCTATGCAAACAGTTAATAGTCTTGATGACTTTGATGCGTGGGCTAGGAAGATGATTATAGGTGGAGAGATTGAAGGTAAGAGGCAGATAGGAGCCGTTATAAGGGAGCTAGAAGGTACAATGATACATAGTATACTAAGTGGACCTAAGACCCCTATGAGGGCTGCTATGGGTACTAGTACAGCTACATTCTTGAGACCTATATCTACTACATTAGGAGCTGCATTTAGGTATCCATTTAATAATGATGCTACTACCTTAAGAGCTGGTATGGCTTCTATGAATGCTATGATGCAATCTATACCTGAATCTTTTACACTATTTAGAAATAAATTAAATTCATACTGGAGTGGTGATCTATCAACTGTTAAAACTAGATTTGCTGAATATACTAAAGGTGATGATAACTGGGAAGTTTTAAGAAGATGGGCTGAAGATAGTGGTAGAGCTACAGCTGGAGATAGAGCTTGGTTTAATATGGCTAATATGGCTAGAAGTTGGAACAATAGTAATTTCTTAACTTACTCTACTAAATTAATGGCAGCAACTGATGATGCTTTTGCTTATATTTTAGGTAGAGCTAAGATGAGAGAAAAAGCTATGAGGTCAGCTTTAGATGCTCAAGCTAAAGGTAGACTAACTGCTTATTCAGAAATAACTCCTGAATTAATAAGATTCTATGAAGATGATTTCTATCGTCAAATCTTTGATGGTAATGGTGATATTGTAGATAGTGCTACTAAATTTGCAAGAAAAGAAGTAACACTTACAGAAGAATTAGATCCACAAGGTTTTGCTGGAGGATTGAATGCTGTATTCCAAGCTAACCCTTGGGCTAAACCTTTCTTCTTATTTGCTAGAACTGGAGTTAATGGTCTTAAATTAACTGCTAAACATACACCTGGATTTAATTTCTTAGTTAAAGAATTTAATGATATAGCTTTTGCTACTCCTAATAACTTAGATAATGTTGCTAAATATGGTATAACTAATGCTGCTGAACTTGCAAATGCTAAGGCACTGCAGACAGGTAGATTTGCTATGGGATCTGGTTTAGTAAGCATGGCTGTTTGGTCTTGGATGTCTGGTAATATGACTGGTAATGGTCCTATTGATAGACAAAATAGACAAGTATGGCTAGATGCTGGTTACAAACCAAGACATATTAAGATAGGTGATGTATGGGTAGGATATGAATCTATAGAACCATTCAATCAAATAATGTCTATGATCGCTGATGTAGGCGATTACAGTCAATTAATGGGTGAAGAGTGGACTGAGAAACAGTTACTTAAAACATCTCTTTTATTAGCACAAGGTATAACAAGTAAATCTTATCTTGCTGGTATGCAGCAGTTTGTTGATTTGTTTGGAGGTAGACCAGGTCAAGGTGAAAGGATTGTAGGTAATATAATGAATAATCAAGTACCGTTAGCTGGATTAAGAAATGAATTAGGTAAATTATTCTTACCTTATACTAGAGAATTAGGATCAGGTATTTTCCAATCTATTAGGAATAGAAACTTAACTAGTGAGTATTTACCTGGACAGGATCTACCAATTAAATATGATATGTTTAATGGTAAACCTATTAAAAATTGGGATCCAATGACTAGAATGTTTAATGCTATTAGTCCTATATCTCTAAACTTAGATACTTCTCCTGGTAGACAATTGATATTTGATAGTGGGTATGATTTAAGATTATCTACTTATTATGCTCCTGATCGTACTGATTTAACTGATTCACCTCGTATCAGATCTATGTTCCAGAAAGCTATCGGTGATCAAAACTTAGAACGTCAATTAGATAAATTAGCTGTAAATCCTAGAGTTATTGCATCATTAGAAGAAATGCATAATGATATAAGAAATGGAGATAGAGGAGTTTATGAAGCTAAAGATTATTTCCATAATCAAAAAATAGATCAAATCATGCAAAAAGCTAGAGGTTTAGCTTGGAAACAAATCATGAAAGATCCATTAATACAAGCTCTTATTACTGAACAAGTAGATAAAAGAAGAGATAGATTATTAAAATCTAAACAAAGTGCAAACATTCTTTCGATATATAAATAACAATGGCAACAGAACAATCAATTACAATTAGCGGAACTCCGACAGTAGTTACTGGTGTCACTGTTCCTTTTATAGAAACAGATGCTTCGGAATTAGAAGTATATGTAGGTCAAGGTAAAGTAGAGTCAGTAATACTAGATAATGCTGGAGCTGGTTACGCTGATGCAACTAATGCTGCTCTTGAATTTTCAGGAGGAGGTGGTAGTAATGCAGCTTTAACAGTAGACGTAGCTAATGGACAAGTATCTTTAGATAATCTTGGTGTACCTACTAATAAAGGTACTGGATATACAACTGCTCCTATTGTAGGATTTGGTAATATATCAGGTGGTACTGCGGCAGCTGCTAGGGCAGAGATATTTGCTAAGAAAACAGTAGTTACAGATTATGCTATATCTGGTACTAGTGGTAATGCTACTATTACCTTTACATCTCCTTTAACGAATGGAGATATAGTAAAAATTAAAAGAGTAACAAATGTAGCATCTCCAGCTAATACTTTTCAAAGTGGTAGTTCTATTACAGCAACAGCCTTAAATGATAGTTTTAATCAAATAAGACATAGAGTTGAAGAGCTTCCAGATTTATTAACTACATCTTTAGTAGATGGAGATAAAGGAGATATTACAGTATCTGGTAATACATGGACTATTGATAACGATGCAATTACTGGATCTAAAGTAGCTAATCCACTAACAATAACTGATGGTAGATCTATTAAGTGGGGTACTGGTGGCGATTTACAGATAGTACATGATAATTCTAATTCTGTAATTAAACATACTGGAACTGGTGAATTATATATTCAGTGTGGTAGTGGTGAACTAATATTAATAACTAGCATTAATACTCCACATGATGTAGCTGCTCATTTTGATCCTGACGGACCAGTTATATTAAATTATGGAACTGGAAGTGCTGCTAAACTAGCTACAACAGCTGCTGGTGTGGATGTTACTGGTTCAGTGACATCTTCTACTTTAACAGATAGCAGAGTTCTACTTGCAGGTAACGGTAAAAAAATAGAAGACTCAGCTAATCTAACATTTGATGGTACTACACTTGTTGTTACTGGTTCTACTAATATAGATAATATTACAATAGATAATAGGACGATATCTACAAGTAGTGGGGATTTGACTATTGATCCAGCTGGTGGTACTATAGAGATTGCTGCTAATACAACTAAATTTAAAAACCCTGGAGCTGTTTGTGCTTTAGAGGTAGGTGCTGATCCAAGTGGTGATCATGGTTCTCATATAGATCTGATTGGTAGTAATGCCAATGCTGATCAAACCGATTATGGCTTGAGGATATATAAAAATGGTGGAGAAAACGGTCTTTCTCAAATTCTTCATAGAGGCTCAGGAAGTTTAGAGATTAGACCTACAGATACTGGAGACGTTAAACTTTATTATTCTGATGCATTAAAATTCCAAACCACAAATACTGGATCTTATACAACAGGAACACATGCTCAAAGTGGTTCTGATATTCGTTTAAAAGAAAATATAGTTAATATCACTGGTGCAGTAAGCAAAGTAAAACAACTACAAGGGTTTAACTATAACTTTAATTCAGTAGGTCAAGGTTTAGGATTTAGTAATAAGCTTGATGTAGGTTTATCTGCACAAGATGTTGAAAAGATTTCACCTGAAGTAGTTAGTAAAATACCCGATACTGATTATTTAACAGTTAATTATGAAAAATTAGTACCTTTACTAATTGAATCTATTAAAGAATTATCAACAGAAGTTGAAACTTTAAAAACCAAAGTAGCTGCATTGGAGGCTAAATAATGACATATAGAAACTATGATGCTAATGGTAACAACATAGGATGGCCCTCTGACGGAGGTTTAGTTGAAACTATAGAATATGGTAGATATGGTGCAGCACATTATACAATTGATGTTGACTATAGAAACTTTTTTATTGATGGTGGTAATTTTGATAATGGATCATCTTTAGTTACTATTACAGATATATACGATGGAGGCGATTTCGGATCTTAAATTATGGCTACTCCAACAAATAGAACCCCTATTAAATTAGCTAGGGGTTCATACTCAAATTTAAACAGCAGTCTAGATGATATACAAGAAGGTGAAATCATTTATGCTGAAGATCAAAATAAATTATATGTTAAAGAAGGTACATCTTTAATTGATGTAACTGGATCTGGTGGTGGAGGTGGGACTCCAGAAGGTACATCAATCCTTTCCACAGGTGAAACAGGTACAACTAAGTTCTTACGTGTTGATGGAGATGGATCTTGTTCTTGGCAAGTACCTCCTGATACAAATACTCAAGTAAGTATAGACGATACACCAGTAAACGGTGTCACTAACGAAGCTATCAGCTCTAACTGGGCATTTGACCATAATGCTGCAACAGGCAACAGTGCTCATGTCCCTGCAGCTGGAAGTGCAGGTCAGTTTTTAAAACATGATGGAACATGGGATACACCTCCAGATACAAATACTACTTATTCTGTCGGAGATGGTGGTTTAACTACAAAAGACTTTACTACTACTCTTAAAACTAAGTTAGACGGTATAGCTACAGGTGCTGAAGTCAATGTTCAATCAGATTGGAATAGTAGTTCTGGTGATAGTCAAATATTAAATAAACCTACTGTACCATCTAGTTTATCTGATTTAAGTGATGTTCATAATGCTACTCCTAGTGATGGTCAAGTATTAAAATGGGTTAACGCTCAAAGTAGATGGGAACCTGGAGCAGATAGTACTGGTGGTGGTGGCGGTGGAGCTACCAATTTATCTAATACAGCTGACGGAACAAAATTAACTATTGAGTCTTCGTCAGGTACTAATACAGATTTACCAGCTGTTACAACCTCGGCTTGGGGTGTAATGACAGATGAACAACTAACCGCTTTAAATGCTAATACAGCTAAAGTAACTAACGCTACACATACTGGAGACGTAACAGGTAGCGGAGCATTGACTATTGCAGATGAAGCAGTTACTTATGCCAAGATGCAACATGTCTCAGCAACTAATCGAGTTCTAGGTAGAGATACAGCTGGAGCTGGGGATGTAGAAGAAATATCACCAGCATCATTACGTACGATGCTTAATGTTGCTGATGGTGCAACAGCTAATACTGGAACAGTTACAAGCGTTACGGGTACAAGCCCAATCGCTTCTTCAGGAGGCACGACACCAGCAATTTCAATAAGTGCGGCGACAACTTCGGCTGCTGGTTCGATGTCGTCAGCAGACAAAACAAAGTTAGATGGTATAGCTACATCAGCTAATAATTATACTCATCCAGCAGTTAATCATATACCAGCTGGAGGTAGTTCAGGTCAAGTATTAAAATATTCTTCTGATGGTACAGCTGCCTGGGGAACAGATAATGATACTACTTATAGTGCAGTTTCTACTAGTGCTGCTGGCTTAGCTCCTGCATTACCTAGTTCTCATGGAGGTAAGTTCCTTAAAGCAGATGGTACATGGGTAGTACCACCAGATACAAATACACAAATAAATATTGATGATACACCTGTAAATGGTGTTACTAATGAAGCTATCAGTTCTAACTGGGCTTATGATCACAACGCTGCAACAGGAAATAGTGCTCATGTTCCTGCAGTAGGTAGTTCAGGACAATTCTTAAAACATGACGGAACATGGGGTATACCTCCTGATACAAATACTCAACTAACAGAAGAACAAGTTGAAGACTTTGTTGGAGGAATGGTTACTGGTAATACTGAAACTGGAATTACAGTTACCTATCAAGATGCTGATGGTACTTTAGATTTTGCAGTAGCTGCTCAGACTCCTGAAGGTACAGCAATACTTTCAACAGGAGAGACAGGTGGTACTAAATTCCTAAGAGAAGATGGTGATGGTACTTGTTCATGGCAGACCGTATCTGCAGGAGGAAGTGGTGATGTTACAGCAGTTACAGCTGGTACAGGTTTAACTGGTGGTGGTACGTCTGGAGATCTAACAATCAATGCTGATGTTGGAATAGGTGATGACAAACTCGTTCAAATGGACGATGCTGATGCAGCAGATGATGATTATGCAAAGTTCACAGCAAATGGATTAGAAGGCCGTAGTGCAACAGAAGTTAAGACTGATTTATCTTTAAATAATGTAGAAAATACAGCAATCAGTTCATGGGCTGGATCATCTAATGTTACTACACTTGGTACAGTTACAACATTAACATCTTCAACTACTACAGGAGATGGTGGGGGTAGTGCTAGAAAGATATTTTACGCAGATACTGGACCTGATTCCGATGATGGTGCGGTAGGTGATATATGGTTAGAATATTAACGGAGGTATTTATAAATGCCAAATATTTTTTATGTTGATCCCGAAGGGGAAGCAGGAGATGGAACAGGCTCTAGCTTTGCTAATAGAGCTTCAGGAATGGATAGTGCTAACTCAACTATCCGCAGTAGTTACGCAGCAGGAGATGAGATAAGAGTTAAGAAAAGTTCAGATCCAACATCATTAGGAACTTGTATTGTTAGTGATAAAAACCAAGATAGTAGTTATTATCCAGCAACAATAGGTTTAGATACATTTAGTACAACAGCAGGAGAAAGTGTATTTTTAAGAACAAATCACAGATTAGTAACAGGTGATTTTGTTTTTATTTCTAATGAGACAAGTTTATCTACACACAGAATTAATGGGTTGTGGAAGGTAACGGTAGTTGATAGTAGTAAGTTTAAACTTGATGGATACGTAGGACCAAGTAGCGGAAGTATTTCAGGAGCTAAATATAAAATAATGTCCAGTAATGTATTTGAATTAAATACATCTAACATTACAAAATTATTAGTTGGTGGTAATGACTCTGACTATTCAGGAAATGTTGTTCCATCTTGGACAGTTAACGGAAGTAATTGCACATATACACAAGAAAGTCAAACTAATCAGAGTGCTTGGAGTGGTAATTTAGATGTTTTATATCCTCCTGTTGCTCATAAATTTGTAGTCGATGGTGATGCAACGGCTGGAACAAAACTTGCTCATTTTCAGTTAGATTCTTCGACTGATCTTTCTGCTTATCAACAAATATCAGTTATATGGCGACAGCACTCAGGTTCTCCAGAAAAAGGAGGGAATATAAAATTATGTTTATGTAGTGATACCTCTGGAGATACGCCAGTTGATACAACAACTGCTTTCGATGTTACAAGTAATAATCAAAATAGTTGGAATACTGGTTACACCCCAATTACATATAACAAAGGTTCAGCTTTAGGATCTGCTATTCAATCAGTAGCCTTATATGTTGATACTCAAGATGCTAATAACCAAGATTGTACTTATTATTTAACAAGCGTAATTGCTTCTAAATCCAAAGATGTCGCTGATTGTTTAACTTATAATTCAGTTGTTGGATTACAAACAACAGCAGATCCTTATTGGTATTCCGTAGGTTTAATAAGAGGGAATTATATTTTACTTCAAATTTGTAATAATGTAGAAAGAAGATGGTACGCAAGTTATTACTCAGGATGGGGATTTTTTAGAGGTGCAGCAAGTAGTTCAGCTACGCTATATGTTAGACAACCTATGTATTTAGTTGGTCGAAGAGAAGCAGATACTACGCAAGGTCTTAGTACTGGACTGATTTACTTTAATAGTAATACTAATGGCACAAGTAGTGATCCTATTAATGTCTCAGGTGGTTGGGATACAACTGCAATGTCATCTCAAACGGGTGAAACATTTATAGATGGTCAAGTATGGAAGCATTCCCTTGTTAAAGTACAATCTACTGATTATGTAAGCATAAGTAAAATATCAGCAATAAGATTTTATTACGGTCATTATTTTAATTCTGCAGATTATCTATCAATAACAGATACTTATAACTCGGAAGATCGTGGTCCTAATTATTACTTTACTGGCTGTAAAAATATGCTTAAAGCTAAATTACATTCTGCTGGTAGTATTCAAGAGGTTGGTATATACTTTAATACTACTACAACAAGTAATTCTGCAACTAGAGCAGATTTTATAATAAAATCTACTGGAGGATCGCATCAATACCCTAGTATTCAATGTCAAAGTAATTGTGATTTAACCTTTGAAGAATTAGACGTTAGGGGTGCGTCTAATAGGGGATTAAATGTATTGAGCAATTCCAAATTATATATACATAATTTCTATGGTGGTTATGTTGGTGATACAGGTAGCGGATCCACTGGAGCAGACTTCTTTACTACTGGCGGAGGGAAAGTCACAATAAATACTAGCTACCACGGCAAACATGCAGGCAGTGGTTATGCCTTTGATGATTCAGGTGGTAGTACTATTAACAAAATATTACATACTGTTTGGTTGAACGGAGATGGTTCAATCAACACCAACAAAAGTTGTGGAAATATAGGAACAACATTTGCTCGTTGTGGTTCGAGTGGTGACTATACGGTTATCGGAGTAAACGGCGATTCTGAATGTTACGGTCAGATGTCATTTCAAAACTCAGGAAAAGTAAGGACACATGATCTAACTTTTACTCATTCAGGAACGATGTATTCAACCAGTAATGCAGGAAGTATTGAAGTCTCTGATTACGATGGAACTGCTGGTGACATAAGAACTTTATATGAAAAAAGCTCTGTAATAAAAGAAACAACAACTACCCAATCTGGCAGTGGAACAGCTTGGAAACAAGAACTTAATTCTTCTTTAGGGACACTAAGCACAACACCCGAAGAATTTCCAATCGGTAAAATCGCTGTTAATGGAGGTAGTCAAGTAACAGTTTCAGTTTATGTAAGAAGGTCAAGTACAAATGTTTTCCCAGGGCTTCATATCAAAGCAAATGGATTAATAGGTGTTGCAGGTTCATCAACGTATATAACCGCTTCGGCTGATACGTGGCAACAAATATCTGCAAATTTCACTCCTACGGCTGCGGGGATTGTAGAAATCACACTTGGAGCTTATCGAGCTGGTAGTGGTGATTCTTTTTACGATACCTTTAGTGCAACGCAAGCTTAATTATGACTTATACAATCCTTAAAGAAACAGACGCTCCAAATAGCTGTAAATATCTAAAAGTTGATGTCAATGGAGTAGAACAAATAATTAAGATAAAAGCTGGTACCTCTCAAGCAGAGGTAGATGCAATTATCGATGCTGAGCTAGAACAGATAAAAACAGAAAAAGAAAACCAAGAGAGATTAGAAAAAGCACTTGCGGAGGTTGAATAATGGCACTGCCTAGTAAGGCTAATATTCAAAGTTTAGATTATGTAGAATGGAGTCTACCTTCAGTTTTTATTGATACAAAAGCGGCAGTTAATAGTTATTCGTTAGATGTTATTGAATGGAGTCTACCTGTTATTTGTGCATCCGCAGGTGCTGCACCAACTGATACAGCTAATAAAGTATGGGTTAAAACAGGTGCTTCTACATGGACAGAAGTTTCAACTGTAAGAATAAAGACAGCTGGTAGTACTTGGACAACTGTAAGTAAATTTCATATAAAAACAGCTAGTGGATGGAACGATTAAAACTAATAACTCCTAAAATGCCCAAGGGTATAGAGTTGCCACCTTTAGATTTTAAACCTCCAACAGCAGGTATTCCGTCTTATAAACCTATAGTTATACCACCAAGCGATTTAGAAGCACCAGAAGATGTTGAAGAAGAAACTTCTGAAGAAGTAGTAGCACAACCTAGTTTAAAAATACCTGTTATAGATATACAGATGCCAGTACCAGAACCTGCAGTAGTAGTGACCGCCGTTACTACTGCTGTAGTAGCTGTGGCAACAACATCTATAACTTCATCTTTATTTGAACCAATTAAAAAAAAAGTACAGAAATTCCTACAAGGTAAAGTAGATAAATGGAAGCAAAAGCGAAAGAAGAAAAAGGATTCTTTGGCAAATTAAAAGATGCCGCTGAAGATCAAGAACATCAAATACAAATATTAGGTACGTTTGTACGTCTTGGTGTTGTAATCTGGAGTGGCTTTATAATTACGTTAAACTATGTAGAAATACCAATGATCAGAAAGAGTCCAGGTGGAGATATAACTTTCCCTGCCAGTATTTTTACTGGAGCACTTGCAACATTCGGTTTAACTACAGGTAACGGAAACGGTAACAAAAAAGACAAACCAACAACAAAGTAATGAAGAAATGGCTTTTACTCTTCTTACTGGCATCACCCACGGTAGCGAGAGCAGAATTAGTAACCCCAAACTTCACCCAGGGTTCGATGAACAGTACAACAACTACAACTCAAGAAATAGTCGAAGAGATAACGACTACTACATACGGGTCAGCCCTAAACAAGTGGAGTGGGGAAAACATAACCCATACTTCAGCCTCATCAGGAGGTATTGTAGATTCAGATTCGGTATTCACCTTACACACAGCTGGAGATCCCTTTTCACTAGAAGTGGTATCAAGAGCAGCAAGTCAGGTGCTATCAGTCGAAGTAATAGACAGAGAAATAGATACCTCGTCTACTACGGTCTCCTTATCAGTCTTCTCTCAATAGCACCAGTACGTGCAGAAGAAGAGAATAATAACGTAAGTAATCCAGTAGCTGCTGCGACTGGAAATGTGACCAATCAGGCGGTGCAATTCCAAAATAATGGAGCACCGTCTAGACAGCACTTCGGACCTAACATCTCATGTAATGGAAGTACTATGACTTTCTCACCATTCTATATGGGAAATCATACAACTCCATTTGATATAGATGAAGAGTTAGGTATGGAGCAAAAGAATTATACAGTTGCAGAAAACTGGGGAGCACAGATAAACTTTATGGTTCCATTGGATCGTAGAGGATTAAAGCGTTGTCTCTCCATTGCTGCAAGGCAAGAAGAAAAGATGCGACTTGACTATGAGCTTGTTCGTACTCTTAAATGTGCAGAGCTACAATCTAAAGGTTTTATGTTAAGACCTGGTAGCCGTGTAGCAAACATGTGTGTTGATGTAATACCAATATCTGCATATCTAAAAGAAACACAACCACCAAAAACACCTAAAAAGAAATTCGGATTATTTTAAATGATTGTACTTATTAAACCCATCCTCATGGCATTTCTTAGCTCATCTGCAGTTAAAGAATTAGTTATACAACTACTAGAGGCATATGCTGAGTCTACTGATAATACCATTGATGATAAGGCAGTAGCATTAATTAAAAAGAACTTATTCCCAGGTGGAAAAGATGCCTAGAAAAAAGAATACAACATCAGTTAAACAATTAGTTAAACCTGAACCAACAGAAACAGCTAAAGTTACTAAATATCAACCTCAGGTAAAGATAGGAGAACCTACTATAGGTATAGATCCTGATGCTGTTACTAGAGTAGGATTAGGTAATTTAGAAGTTATTGATATTGGTAAGCAAACTTATACAACATAAATATGTTTAACAACTTATAATGAAAAACAGAACTAAATTAGCAGCAGCTAATAATATTAGAAGTTTAACTGAATCAGGTTTTGGATTTAATATTCCTCTTTCAGATTGGAAAGATATACCATCAGGAATTAAAAATGATCCTGATTTTATCAAACTACGTTTAAAACGACTAAAAGCTAAAAAGAATGTCAAAAGCAAAAGAAGAAAAGTTTGATGAGTTACATAATCTCGTTACTAATGAATTCCTAAAAAGAGTAAAGAGTGGTGAGGCTTCTACCCAAGACTTAAAAGCAGCATGTGATTGGCTAAAAACTAATGATATCACAGGTGTTGCTTATGAAGGCAGTCCAATGGATAAACTCAATAGAATCCTCCCTAAAGTAGATCCTGAACTAGTACAACGGAGGTTATATGGCTCCAAGACGGGCTAAGAACCCAGGTAAGACTTCTAGATATTATCAATCGAAGAAAGGTAGGAAGTCTTATGCTAAACAGAAACGTAAGCAAAAGAAGATTAATAGTACTGCAGCTAAAAGGCAGTATCGTAGATTATTAGCAGCTGCACGTAGAAGACGGGGTATTATGGGTAAAGGTGGAAAGGATTTATCTCATAAAAGAGGTAAATTAACATTAGAGTCTGTAAAGAAAAACCGTGCAAGAGGAGGTGCTAAAAGAAGATAATGGATAACATAGAAACTAGTTTAAAGAATAGGTTAGCATTATTAAGTATTATACAACAATCTGATTGGTTTAAAGACTTATTAATCCAACCTGAAAAGACACAAGTTGAATTAACTGAAGAAGGTAAGGATCCTAATCCAGCACCACCTCCTAATCAACAATTAGCTCCAGATGAACCACGTAGTAGGTACATTGTTGATACCAAGATAGAGAAGCCAAATAGAGATACGTTAGGTATTCAAACACTTAGCATGGGGAGGTAGATATGGGTCCATTAGATTTAGCAGATATAGAAGAATTAGGGGTTAAACAAAGGCAACAAAGAGATAAAATAGAAAATGCTCCTAAAGATAAAGCTATTAAAGCTTCAGGTAAAGCTCACAAAGCTGGTAACATAACAGATAGAGAGCATATAGAGAATCTAAAGAATGTAATTATTAGTTCTATAGAATATTCTAAGAAATTTGAAGATATGCGTAACCCATTAAATTGGGGTAGTAATATTGGAGCATTAGGTCTTAGAGCTATTGATGCAGCTATACCTAAAACTCCACAAGAATTACAAGCTGAGTTAGTAGAACTTAAAGCAGCAGGAGCTGCATATCCTGCTTTAAAATTAGCAAAAGAAATACCTATAGTTAAAAAAGGTTTAGGTAAACTTGATGAAGCTACAATTAACTTAAGAAAAAACCTTTTAGCATCAATTAAAGGAGATCAAATACTTCCAGATGGTACTATTTTAAAGTCTGAACAGACTGAACGTATGGCTACTGGATTTAAAGAAAATATAGATAAGATACCTAAGAAAAAAAGAGCTACAGATTTTGAGCTTGTAGGATCAGACAAAGATATTTTTGCTAGAGTAACTAAGCCTAAAATTAAAAAATATGTAGATAAATTTGGAGGAACCGATGCTGATGTAGATGAAATTTTCCAAGAACAAGTAGTAAAGTTTCAAAACTATATGAGCCAAAGAAGTGCTAGAACTTGGCTTAACAAATATTTTAAAAAGCTTACTGCAGGTTTAGGTCCAGATGGATTAAAGAATGCTAAAGTAAAAGCAGTAGACGGTAAACCTACATTAGTTGATGGTCGTACAGAGAAAACTATTGATCATGCATTTGAAGTAGATCATCATAAAGCTAAAGAACTAATGTATGATTTAGGTTTAGAAGGAGCTGATATGCATGAGAATTTAGAAATACTTTATTCTGAATTTAATCGAAGAAAAAATGATATTGGTAATCCAGCTATACCTGATGATATATTAGAAGCTATCGGTCAGAGTACTACTTTAGAGAATTTTGTACGAAGACGTTTAGATGAATCTTTTATGCTTGCAGGTGAAAGAGTTCCTCAACGATTTAAAGAATCAGCTAAAACGGGAATGATGGATGCTGTGCAAAATATGAAACCTGGAGAAACAATTAAAGATATTGTAGAAAGAGAGCTAAGTTTTTGGGATAAATATTCTAATCTATTAGTAGAAATAGAGGATTATGTACCTACAAAAGTACAACGTGAATTGGATGCACAAACTAACTTAAATGCAATAGAATATTTACAACAAATACGAAGTATGGGTATATATGATAGTCTTACGAGTAAATTAAAGCATAAGTATGAAAGACTTGCAAAAGAACTTGAAGCAGAATTCAGAGCATTATCTCAGCCTCCTAAAGTTACTACAGAAAGAGGTTATGGAGCTAATGAAGCTTCTAAATGGGGTAGATTCTGGAGTGGAAGAAGTGATTAATGAATAATACCTTATTAGCCTTACAAGACGACTTTAAGCTGTTCCTACAAGCTCTGTGGGATCAGCTTGGTCTACCATCACCTACAAGAGCACAGTACTCTATTGCAGACTACTTACAACATGGACCAAAAAGATTACAGATCCAAGCCTTTCGAGGTGTTGGTAAATCTTGGATTACTGGTGCTTTTGTGTTATGGACACTCTTTAATGATCCAGAAAGAAAAATTATGATCATATCTGCCTCCAAAGAGAGAGCAGATAACATGTCAATCTTCTTACAAAAACTAATTATTGAAACCCCATGGCTCAGTCATCTCAGACCGAAACAAGACGATTCACGTTGGAGTCGCATCAGCTTCGACGTAGCCTGTTCTCCTCACCAAGCCCCAAGCGTAAAAAGCGTGGGAATAACTGGACAGCTAACAGGAAGTCGCGCCGATTTGATGATCTTGGACGACATAGAGGTGCCTGGAAACTCCATGACGGAGCTAATGCGTGAAAAACTTTTACAACTCTGTACTGAGGCTGAATCCATCCTC